GACTTTGAAAAAATTGGTATTTGGTCAGAAGACTTAAAAAACGAAATTATTATAAATGAAGGTTCAATTCAAAATATTAATTTTAACAATTATTTAGACACTGAAGACAAAAATTACAATAAGAAAGTTAAAAGAATTGAACATTTAATTCCTAAATACAAAACAATTTGGGAGATTTCACAAAAGCAACTTATTGATATGGCATCAGAACGAGCACCATTTATTGACCAATCACAATCAATGAATATATATATGGCAAACCCAACATTATCAAAGATTACATCATCACATTTTCACTCATGGGAAAGTGGTTTGAAAACACTTTGTTATTATGTTAGGACAAAGGCAATATCAACAGGAGCGAAACATTTGGCCTTAGATATGTCAAAAAAACAAACCCCACCTTCACCAAAACCTGATAGGGTATTTAATGAAGGTATTTTACCTAAAAGACCAACAGATTCTGAATTTGAGTGTTTTGGTTGTTCTTCTTAAATTTAATCCGAGATTACTCTCGGATTTTTTGTTTTATGTTATTTAACTAAAAATATTGAATATTATATTTATTAAATATGGCACAAGGAAATACTTATGGAGTTATTTTTCCATTTAGAGAAAGTCCTCTAAATTATTACTTCGGTTTGAGTGAAAACGCTGGTGATGAAATTAGAGCTAATCTTCTACATCTACTATTAACCGCAAAAGGAAGTAGATATTATAATCCTGATTTTGGAACTAGGATATATGAATATATTTTTGACCCACTTGATGGCGAAACTTTTGATGCTATAAAATCAGAAGTCCAACAGCAAATTGAAAAATACATACCAAACTTAACCATTAATGATATAAGTGTTGTGCCGTATTTGCAGTCTGACGAGGCGCCAGGAGAATTGAATCAAGATTTATTAGGAACTAGTGAGATATATAAAATTCCTGGTAAAGAAACACAAGAATATACCGCTAAACTTACTATAGATTATACTGACGATAATAGTGCTTTTGGTTCAAGGGAATTTATAATACTTAATATATAATATGGCAACACAAAAAATTAACTATACTAGTAGAGATTTTGATAGTCTAAGAAAAGACCTGATTAATTACACACAACAATACTACCCCGACATAATCCAAAATTTTAACGACGCTTCAATTTTTTCAGTGTTGATGGATTTAAATGCCGCTATAGGTGATAATTTACATTTTCATATTGACAGAAGTATACAAGAAACTGTTTTACAATATGCTCAGCAAAGGTCCTCTATTTTTAATATTGCAAGAACATATGGATTAAAAATTCCAGGTTTTAGACCATCAGTTGCCCTTGCAGACATTTCGATACAAGTTCCGGCATTTGGAGATAATGAAGATACTCGTTATCTTGGTATCTTAAGAGCAGGTGCTCAGTTTAATGGAGGGGGTCAAACTTTCGAAACGGTTTATGATGTTGATTTTTCAACTCAATATAATAATGAAGGGTTTAATAACAGAACTAAAGTTCCTATTTTTGACGCTAACAATAAAATAATTAGTTATATAATGACTAAAAGAGAAGTGGTCGTTAATGGCGTGACTAAAGTTTATAAACAGGTTGTTAATGCTTCAGACGTTATTCCATTTTATAATTTCTTTTTACCTGAAAAAGATGTGTTGTCTGTGACAACTATAATTCAAAAAGACGGAACACAATATCAATCAACACCAACTAATGCGGAATTTATAACAAGCCCAAATAAATGGTACGAAGTGGATGCTTTAGCAGAAGACACCGTCTTTATCGAAGACACTACAAAACCAATTGATAATGCGGGTATAAAAGTTGGAAGATATATTAAAACAGATAATAGATTTATTTCTGAATACACACCTGAAGGGTATATGAAAATTCAATTTGGTGCGGCAACAACAACACCAAATCAACAATTACAACAGTTTGCAAATATTGGAATACCCTTGAAAATACAAAACTACCAAAATAACATAGGATTAGGTTTAACTGTAACACCAAATACCACCTTATTTGTTCAATACCGAGTTGGTGGTGGAACGGCGTCAAATGTTGGTGTTGGAGCCATTAATCAAGTAGGGTTGATTGACTTAGCGGTTAACGGGCCATCACCCCAAATTAATCAAAGCGTTATTCAGTCAATTAAAGTAAATAATGTTACAAGTGCTGTCGGTGGAGCAAATCAACCAACAATCGAAGAAGCAAGAAATATGGTTGCATTTAATTTTGCGGCACAAAAAAGAGCCGTAACCGTAAATGATTATAAATCCTTGATTGACACAATGCCTGGTAAATTTGGAGCGCCGGCAAAAGTTGCAATTACAGAAAATAATAACAAAGTAACCGTTCAAATTTTATCTTACGACGGAGATGGTAATTTAACACAAACAGTTCCAAACGCACTTAAAACAAATCTTGCAATTTACCTTTCTAAATATAGAATGATAAATGACTACATATCTATTGATGTCGCTAAAGTAATTGACTTGGAATTTGAAATTTCAGTTGTGATAGAAAACAATACCGCCCAAAGTCAGATAATTGCCCAAATAATAGACCAAGTTTCTAAATATATGAACCCTCAAAACAGGGACTTAGGGCAAAATGTAAATGTTTCAGATGTTAGAAACTTAATACAAAATACTGCCGGTGTCAGTACCTTAACGGATTTGAAAATTTACAATAAGGTTGGAGGGCAGTATTCTTCATCAGAAACATCACAAAGATACGCCGACATTGAAACAAAACAAATTCTTTTGATTGACGATACTATTTTTGCAGAACCTGACCAAATTTACCAAATTAGATTTGACTCAAGAGACATCAATGTCAGAGTCAAACAACTAAGAACTGTAGACTTCTACTAAATCATTTATTTTATTTCTTAGATGATTAGTTTTTAATAAAAAACCTAAATTATCTATTTATTTTAAAATAATTAATGACAAAAACATATAGACTTAAGGCTCAACCACTAAAGGACCAAAATTTAAGAATCAGTGTAACCCAAGATTTTGACTTTTTAGAAATACTTTCTCTCAAATTGAGACAAGAGGATGTATACACTAGATTTTGTGCCGATTATGGTGTAGTAGCAGGAAGAGTTGTAGTTAACGGTGGTTATGGTGTCCCCAACGCCAATGTGTCAATTTTTGTCCCTTTGGATGTTTTTGATGAAAACGACCCAATAATATCAACATTATACCCTTACAAAAGACCTGAACAAAAAAACGAAGATGGTTTTAGATATAATCTACTACCATACGTTCAAGAGTATGGCGGTCACATGCCTACTGGCACGTTCCCAGATGTGGAGGACGTTCTTAAAAGAAAAGAAGTACTACAAATTTACGAAAAATATTATAAATACACCGTCAAAACAAATGAAAGTGGTGATTTTATGATTGTTGGAGTGCCTTTAGGTATTCAAACTGCTGTATTGGATTTAGATTTATCTAATATTGGTTGTTTTTCATTAAGACCTTCAGACCTAATAAGATTAGGTCGAGGAAGTTCAGAACAATTTGATGGAGACAAATTTAAATCATCAACCGACTTAGATTCTTTACCACAAATTGTTGGACAAAAAAAAGACATTGATGTTGCATCTTTTTGGGGTGAAGAAAATATTTGTAATGTTGGTATCACAAGAGTTGATTTTGATTTAAGAGATTTAGGAATCGAAATAACACCTCAGGCGGTTTTTATGGGGTCTATATTTTCTACAAGTGAAGAGGATTTTCTAAAATCAAACTGTAAACCAAAAAAAGACTCTGGAAACTTATGTGATTTAGTAACAGGGCAAGGTAGGATTTTAGCCATTAGACAAACAATTAATTATGATGTAAACGGTAGACCCGCTTTGGAACAGTATTCTTTACCTGAAGGTGGAAAAGTTATTGACGACAACGGGACTTGGTTGGTAAATGTTCCCATGAATTTAGATTATGTTACAACAAATGAATTCGGAGAACAAGTGTTGTCAACAGACCCGAATGTCGGAATACCAACAAAAGGTAAATATAGATTTAGAATTCAATTCCAAAATGAAGATGGTATGAGGGCTAGTGTATTAAGAGCCGATTATCTTGTCCCAAACGTAAAAGAATGGGGATGGACAAATGCAAATGTAGATACACCAACAGACCCCGCTGCGCAGTTAAAATCATATGCCTTTAGTTTAGAGTGGGATGACTACGGAGATGTTAATACCACAATAGGTCAACAAATGATTCAAGAGGCCGTCAATTGTCAAGATAAATTTTACGAGTTGCATTTCAACAAGGTTTATACTATTTCTAATTTTATTGATAGGTGGAAATGGGGATTTAATAGAAGTAGACACTTGGGAATTAAAGAAATAACAGACAGAAGATGCACAACAACAACAAATAGATTTCCAGTCAATGATGGTGTAAGAAACTTTGACTTTATTTTTTTCCTATTTAGTTTATTAACAATTTTAATGACCCCAACGTTTATAACTTTAATAATTATTTTACATGTATTGGCCTTTTTATATCCGATAATACGAATTATTATAAATTTAATAATACGGTTGATTAATGGTGTCATTTATGGTATTTGTTTGGCGATAAGATTTATAACTTTTGGAGCAAGACCGAAAGGTGGTTGTAAAAGAGAGCCGATAAAACCTTTAGATAAAACCAACCCTTTTAAAAGAATATCCTTACCGATGTTGTCTTATCCTGATTGTGAAGCTTGCTCTTGTACCGATGAACCACTAACAGAAGACGCGACACAATCCCCGTTTGCACAGACTGCAAACGCTTCAATATCGTCACAAAATAATAGCTCACTTGGAGACACAAATTCCACAGTTAGTTTCAGCACCTATAATTCGATATTAGCGGCAAACTCTAATGATGTTCCTGCTTACAACAATGGGGTTGCACAAGCAATGGCGGGTTACCAATTTCAAAATTTAGGAAATAATGATGATAAACTAATAAAAACACCAATTGCTGAAATTCCTGCTCAAGGTGGAATAAAATTTTTAGCAAATGACATTACATTGTCACAATCTTTAAATCTTGCAAATTTAAGACAAAGATATTTTGATGGGGAAAACCTCATTCAAACCACTGTTAGAAACACAATTCCAAATACAATAACAGTTGATGCGTCACAACCATTTACCGATAGTGTATTAATGTTATTTGTCGATAGTGGAACATTCAATGGATTACCACCTGGACAAATATTAACATTCCAAGATGTTAGTAAAATTAATGACCCTAACTTAACAGGAATTACAAACGCTAATCAATTTAACACTAATAGTATTACAGGCACAACCTTGTTTAACGCATCAAGTTTAGTTACGGTTCCTGTGAATTATATAAATCAATCAGGAACACAACAAACCGCAAACTTGAAGTTAAAAATCTCTGAAGATGGAAAAGATTATAAATTTCCTGCCGGTGTCGAATACTTTCAAGTAATTACAGGAGGGACTGTAACACAGTTTTCTGGTTTGACAAATACCTCGGGAGGATTATTAAATAAATACCTATTTAAAAAAACACAAAGATTTTGTTATGGTCTGTTACCTCAACAGTGTGACTATGTATTCCCAATTAAATTTATTGATGATTTTGCAAATTACGAGGTAATTTTCTTAACAAGAGGAACTGACCCATATACAGAAAAACAAAATATCAAATATGACTTATCAAAACTATTTGGTTACAACTTAGGAACTGGACCATTTGTTGAGGGTAGTTATTACTTGAATATACCAATTCAACAAAATACGGGTAGTGGTTTGTGGTTTAATGATTATAAAACACCAGAATCACATTTAGTTGCAAATAACACGAACGTTTCTCTTTATCATCCGTCATTTGGATTTACTCCTGACGCTACATTATTTTCGGCGTTTACAAATAACAGCCCATATTATTATAACTCGACCGATAAATCACAAAGCACGTTTAAAGCTTATAGTTCAGATGTTCTTAGTTTGGGGTATTTTACATTACCACAAGGTGTGTATTCTAATATTCAACCAAGTGTTTGGAATAATAGATTAGCATTCCAATGGACAAACGGTGTTTTAACTCCTCAAGGTAATATTGAAGGTGGTTCATTAATCGCGTCTACTGCAGTTCCTGGAACTCCATTAAACACTACAAATACAACAACAAGAGTTTACTCACCAGCCTACCACACAACAGTAAATACAAATATTACAGTATCAAACTCAACAAATATTGTTTTCAGGTCAGATAGATTGCCAACTTCAGATATAACAGAAGTAAGTGGTAATAGTTCTTTTAGTTTATTTTTAAACGACAACTTTTTTATATACACTGTTGATGGTGGTGGAGGAGTTACTTTAGCTCCCACAACTAATGGACCTGGTGATACAACAAACAACGCTCAAGACATTACAGGAGACACACCAAGTCAAATTTCAAATACTATTCTAGCATCATTAAACTGTGAAAATATGACAGTATTAAAATGTTACCAAGGTGGAGGAACATCATTTTCAGTTCAAAATCCTTGTAGTGAAAACCCCAACGGTAAAAGAATGTCTGGAGGTTGTTATAAGTTTGTTGATAACCCACTGATTGTTTCAATACTAAAAGACATAACTTACTTTTTTGAATGGAAGACTAGATTTAGAATGGTATTTGCCGCATGTAGAGGAATTTTCTCTCACGTATTTCAAAACAATTGGGTTAATGGAACATTATATATGTTTTCATTAAAAAAACAAACAATTTTTAGTATTACAGGACAACCTAAAAAATATAAGTTTTGTGGAACACCTGATAGTACATTACGACCACATCAAGGACCAATATTTTACACTCGTGGAACTACCAATTCACTTTTCTATAGAAGTGCAGTATACGATGGAAATAACTTTATTGGTCAAAAACCAAGACAGGGAACATTCTTAAACCCAACATTACAAGATGCTAACTTTAAAGGGATGAATACTCGTAATCTGTTTTTTCCAACGACAATTATGGATTTGGGGCCAAGAGATGAATTCACAAAACAAATTTGTACTAACCCTAATTTCGAAGGATATTTAATTGAAACAATCAAAAGCACATCATATAATGACAGTTCAGAAATTTTACAACTTTTTATCATATCAAGACTTATAAACTCAAACTTTTGGGGACAAGTTTTAGGTTTAGGAGATGCATCGATAAATAAAATGTTTTCGAGAAGTGAAGATAGAATAGATGGTGATGTTGCACAAATGTTTTCAATAAACTCTGAATACGGTATAGAAGAATTTGATGAAGACAACTATTCTGACAATGAACTTTATTTAGGAACGGGAGATGCACTTATGGGGATATTTTTTAGTTCTAATACGGTAAACAGACTAACCTTGAGTCCAGGTATTCAAACCTTTACACCATCACTAACAAACTTTTTCGGGTATCCAAAAACACAAGTTGTTCCAACATATCAATGGAAATCAGATGTAACTACAACAATATTTGGTTCAGATAAAAACGATTGGTATACTAACGTATTATCAAGTGGTGGGTTTTATTCACAACCATATCAAAGATTTAGTTTCAAACCGCCAACAACACCATATTTTAATTCTTCAACAACAGGAAGAAGAGGTTTTATATACAACCAAACAACACAAGGCTTAGCAAATCCTAATTGGCCCGCAGGAACACCTCAACAGTATGTTGTTGGTGGTCCAAATCATTTTTATTATGGATTAAATAAAGGTAAAAGTGCGATAAACAGATACATTAAATTATACATTTTAAATCAAGATGAGTAATCAAAATGAAATAAGAATAGTTCTCGGCTCTGAAAGAAGTGCTGGTAGTGTCGATAGAGATGTTTTGATACAACCACCATTGATTGGGGATAGAAGAGAGTTGATTGAAGGAGATAGAAGTATTTTAGTAAATCAACAAACTGTTTTCAATCAAGAAAGACAATCAAGTGATAAGTTTAGAGTTGCTGGTAAAATTACAAACCTTTTTGATAACGTAGTTACCGGTAAAACTTCATATACGCCATTTAAAAATTATCTGTATTATACAAATGCCATAACAAACGCCACTAATAATTCTAATTTTTGGGAAGGAAATCCACAATTTGATGAATTTACAATGGTAAGAGTGAGTGGTATCACAGGTCATATTCCTTTTGTGACTAAAAGTGCGTCATCATATAATTGGTCATTTTATATTAGTTATGCGTTTTCTAGCACTACTGCTCAAACAATGTCCTATACTGATGAAAAGTTTGGTGTAACAAATAGTGGTTTTTTGGCTGGTAACGGTATACCTTATGTTTTGACTACAGGTAAGTTTAACGGTAAACAACTTGTTTATTTTTATTGTGGGACAATTCACAACTTAAAAATTGGAGATTTTGTTGAACTATCGGTCCCGATTAACAATAGAACAATTTTTCAAGTTTATTCTTTAGGTGATGGAACCATTAATTCAGAAGAAAAAGTTTTTACGATTTATGATTTAAAATACCCACCCGTTGATGTTCAAACAGGTATATATGGAAATTTAAAAAGAATTACTGAAACTTCGAACTCTGCAGAAACAAAATCAATATACTACGTAAGATTACATAAAATAATAAAAAACAGCGAACAATGTAATATTGCTAAAATTGGTTTTGAAAACAATCCATTTGCTATTGATAGAAAATTAGAATATTCAGCACTTACACCTAATCAAATACAAAGAGTTTCGATAAAAAATAATACTCAAAGTTTTTCATTCACATTTGACAAAGATATAAAAATTGCCCCTTACATTGACAACAATGGAAAACCAATAACTGAATTATTTTTTACCGTGGTAAACAGAGGATATATGGGATGGTTTAACAAACCTTTTCCAAATCAAAATGGAACACTTAGCGGTATTGACATTGGATGGAACTTTAACTTTTTAGAAAATTCTGTTGATACTTGGTGGAATCACAGCAGTTCTTTGAACAAAGATAACATACCAACATTATCTTATTTCTATAACGGTCAAACTTTTTACTATAATGACATATTAAATGAAAATGATGTTATTTTTGGAGATTTTTGCGAATACAATTATATCGAGCAAAAAGAATATGTTTTGTCAAAAATAGTACATAAATATTCATTTAATGATATATTGTTTCAAACTTCAGGAACTCAAAACTATCCTGATGGTTATTTATATAACCCCCACCACTCAATACAAATTAGAGCTTTTAGCGATTATGTTGAAAATGGTGATAGACAATCTGTAGATGGTATACCAGGATATTCTTGGTTTAGTGAGTTCAATAATAAATGGTTATGGAGAGATTTATATACATATGGGTTTATTGATAGTGACGGTATAGGGGTTAATAACCCATTCATAAACGGAGCTCATTATCCATTTCTAAATTGTATATTTTTACAATACCCAATTCAAAGAAATAACAATACATTCTCTAATGAATATCAACAAATTATAAACGACGATTGTGAATAATAATTATTACAGATTTAGTAATACACCAAATGATACGTTCATTAACATACCTGTTGAAGTGACTTTCGATATGGCAGGAAGAAATGATGGGATAGTTGAATTTGAAAATAATATATTACAAGATTTAATAAACGGTATTGATGATTTTGAAACCACAAGGTTTGCAAATAAACCTTATCCACAAACCCCTGATAAAACCGATATAAACTATGATTTTTACTTTTTAGATTCAACCGTTCAAGTTACAATGGCAACTTCAAGTGATTGGTCTGTTGATTACGCAAACGCGACATTCAAAGACTCTGAAT